AATATTTTATCCAGATCCAAAAGGTAGGTTTAAAGTAAGTTGGACGCCACCGTCGCAAATACAAAATAGAGTAATACTTAAAAATGGTATTAAGTACCCAGGAAATGAGCATATGGGAGCGTTTGGTTGTGACAGTTATGATATATCAGGTACAGTAGATGGAGTTGGATCGAAAGGAGCTTTACACGGACTAACAAGGTTTAGTATGGAGGATGCTCCAGCTAACAGTTTCTTTTTAGAATACTTGTCAAGACCACCAACAGCTGAGATGTTCTTTGAGGACGTTCTAATGGCCTTAGTATTTTACGGGATGCCTATACTCGCAGAGAACAATAAACCTCGTCTCTTGTACTATCTGAGACGTAGAGGGTATAGAGGGTTTAGTATGAATAGACCTGATAAGATATGGAACAAATTATCAGTTGCAGAAAAAGAAGTAGGTGGTATACCTAACTCTAGCGAGGATATAAAACAAGCACATGCCGCTGCGATTGAGATGTACATACAAGATCACGTAGGTATGAAGCAAGATGGAACGTTTGGAGATTTATACTTTAATGATCTACTAAACGATTGGAGTAGGTTTGATATAAATAAACGAACAAAGTATGATGCGTCTATAAGTTCTGGTTTAGCTATAATGGCAAATAACAGACATTTATACGCACCAAATGCAAAGGTTGAAAAACAACCATTAAATATAAACATTTCCAAGTATAGTAATACTGGAACAAATTCACAAATAATCAAATAATAAATATGGCAGAGTCTGGCATTAGAAGTTATTTCCCGAGTCAAACAGTTAGCGATGCTGAAAAGCAAAGCGAAGAGTATGGTTTAAAGGTAGGTAGAGCAATAGAACAAGAGTGGTTTAATAACGACGGAGGTTCTAACAAATATAGAACTAATCAAAATGATTTTCATAGTTTAAGGTTGTACGCTAGAGGCGAGCAATCAATACAAAAATATAAGGATGAGTTGTCTATAAATGGTGATTTGTCCTATTTAAATTTAGACTGGAAGCCAGTACCTATTATATCTAAGTTTGTAGATATAGTTGTCAACGGTATTGCCGAAAGAACTTATGACGTAAAAGCTTACTCTCAAGATCCATATGGAGTAGCGAAACGTACGGATTATATGGAATCTATATTGGCTGATATGCGTACTAAAGAGTTAGATGCTTTTGCAAAAGAAAACTTTGGTATATCAACTGCTGAGAATGATATTGAAAAATTACCAGAAACTATTGAGGAGCTAGAGCTTCACATGCAGTTAACATACAAACAATCTGTTGAAATAGCTGAAGAACAAGCTATAAATACTTTGTTTGAAGGCAATAAGTATGAGTTGATTAAAAAACAATTTTACTACGATCTTACTGTTTTGGGTATAGGTGCTGTAAAAACTTCATTTAACACTTCTGAGGGTGTTGTTGTGGACTATGTTGATCCAGCTAACTTGGTTTACTCTTATACTGAGTCTCCGTATTTTGATGATATATATTATGTTGGTGAGGCTAAAACTATACCTGTTAATGAGTTGGCAAAACAATTTCCACATTTAACAGAAACTGATCTAGAGGATATAATGAAAAACAAATCTAATAATAGATCTAATTTCAACTCAAGACACAGCGAGGATAAAGAAGACAACAATACTGTTCAAGTTCTATATTTTAACTATAAGACTTACATGAACGAGGTTTATAAGGTTAAAGAAACAGCTACAGGCGCAGACAAAATAATACCTAAAAGTGATTCGTTTAATCCTCCACAAGAAAAAGAAGGTGGTTATACTAGAATGCTAAGGTCTATTGAGTGTCTTTATGATGGCGCTATGATATTAGGCACTAGTAAGATGCTTAGGTGGGAAATGTCAAGAAATATGATGAGGCCTAAAAGTGATTTCACTAAAGTAAAAATGAATTATGCTATAGTTGCACCTAGAATGTACAATGGTAAGATAGACTCTCTAGTTAAGCGTATAACTGGTTTTGCTGATATGATCCAGTTGACACACTTGAAGTTACAACAAGTTATGGCTAGGATGGTACCAGATGGCGTTTATTTAGATGCTGATGGTTTGGCTGAGGTTGATTTAGGTAATGGAACAAACTATAACCCACAAGAAGCTTTAAACATGTTCTTCCAAACAGGTTCTGTTATTGGACGAAGTTTTACTTCTGAAGGTGATATGAACCCAGGCAAAGTACCTATTCAAGAAATTACATCAGGTAGTGGTGGTAATAAAATGCAGGCCCTTATTGGTAATTACAATTACTACCTGCAGATGATAAGAGATGTAACAGGGCTTAACGAAGCTAGAGATGGTAGTACACCGGATAAAAATGCTTTAGTAGGTGTTCAGAAGTTAGCGGCTGCAAATAGTAATACAGCAACTAGACATATATTACAAGCTGGTTTATATTTAACAGCTGAAACAGCAGAGTGTTTATCGTTAAGAATATCTGATATTATAGAATATTCTCCAACTAAAGATGCTTTTATACAAGCAATAGGAGTTCACAATGTAGCTACGCTTGAAGAGATGTCTAATTTACATTTGTACGATTTTGGTATATTTATAGATTTAATGCCAGACGAAGAAGAAAAAGCTATTTTAGAAAATAATATTCAAATGGCTTTACAACAAAAAAGCATAGAACTTGAAGATGCTATAGACCTTAGAGATATTAAGAATATTAAAATGGCCAATCAACTTCTTAAAATACGTAGGAAAAAGAAAGGTGAAAAAGACCAAGCTATTCAGCAGCAAAATATCCAAATGCAAGCCCAGGCTAATACTCAAGCTGCTCAAGCAGCCGCTCAAGTTGAATTACAAAAAGAACAAGCTTTAGCTCAAGGTCAAGCGCAACTAGAGCAAATGAAAGCGCAAATTGAAGCTCAAAAAATGCAACAAGAGGTGATGCATAAAAAAGAGTTAATGGCTTTAGAGTTTCAGTATAACATGCAGCTCAAGGGCGTTGAGGTTGATGGTATGAAAAGTAGAGAAAAAGAAAAAGAAGATCGTAAAGACGAAAGAACAAAAATACAAGCATCTCAACAAAGCGAGATGATTGATCAAAGAAATAGTGGTAAACCACCTAAAAACTTTGAGTCCGCAGGTAATGATATACTAGGTGGAGGATTTGATTTAGGTTCGTTTGACCCTAGTTAGAATTTATTAATTATTATTATATTATATTATGGAAGAAGAAAAAGAAAACGTAGTCGAAGAGACTACACCCAAAAACAATCAAGGTGATCCAGGTGACGAAAACGTGGTGAAGGTTGATAAAAGTAAATTTGAATCTGCTGAAGATGACAGTGTGATAAAAGTAGATTTAAGTAAACCACCAACACCAAAAGAAGAAAATGAAACTAAAGAAGATAACGCTGACGACAGCGGAGTGGCTGCAGAGTCTGAAGATGCCGAGCCCACACAAGAACAAGAAGAAGTACAACCGGAAGCAGAAACACAAGAAACTCCAGTATTAGAAGAAATTACTGAAGAAGAGGTTGTGGAGGTTGAAGAGCAAATCGAAGAAGCTGTTGCGGAGGCTGAAGCTACGGGCAAACCATTACCAGAGAATCTACAAAAGTTAATGGATTTTATGGAAGAAACTGGAGGTGATTTAAACGATTACGTAAAGCTAAACCAAGATTACAGTAAATTAGATGATTCAGATTTACTTTACGAATACTACAAGCAAACAAAACCTCATTTAAACTCAGAAGAAATAAACTTCATGTTAGAAGATAAATTCTCTTGGGACGAAGATGTAGATGAGGAAATAGATATAAGAAGAAAAAAATTAGCGTTAAAAGAGCAAGTTGCGAACGCTAAAAGCCACCTGGACGGGCAAAAGTCCAAATACTATGAAGACATCAAAGCTGGAAGCAAACTTACGGGTGAGCAACAAAAAGCAGTTGATTTCTTTAATAGATACAACAAGGAGTCAGAAGCAACTCAAAAAACAGTTAAAAAGAACTCTGATATTTTTACACAAAAAACAAATAACGTTTTTAACGACAAATTCAAAGGTTTTGAATATAACGTCGGTGATAAAAAATACAGGTTTAATGTAAACAATGCTGAAGAGGTTAAAACAACACAAAGCGATATAAATAATTTTACTAAAAAGTTTTTAGATAAAAATAATACATTATCAGATGCTAAGGGTTATCATAAATCTTTATATACAGCAATGAATGCGGACGCTGTTGCGAAACACTTTTACGAACAAGGAAAAGCAGATGCTA